TGTAAGACTCCTATTCGTTGTGAGTATACCATTTCTTTGTATCAAGATGAACACGGAAATGATGATTATCTTTGTTCTGGACTCATGGACTTAAGTGAGACCAATGCCGGTGTGTTCCCCGAAGAAGACGTTCAATTTTCGCATTTTGTTCGTTTTATGATACATGCCACTGATAACGATGAATACATTTGTAATTCATGCTGTTTCGGTCAATGTATCTTTAATTCCAATAATTTCCCGCGAAATCATGAATTTGTGATTTCGATCCCACATTTTAACATCAGACTTGTAATAAGATCCCATGTGAGGTTAATTCCAATACAAATCGTCCGTGCATTTTTGGATGACATTGGTCTTTCCTTGTGTGATATTCAAGTCAATGGTGCAAATTTGAAGGATTTCAAATATAATTTACCAGAATGCACACTTACTGTGATGTGTACTGGTTTAAGATATGTGAACTGGAATAAATTGATGCATGCCATTAATGGAAATATTTTACCTATGTGGTGCAATACATTATTGTTTGTGCCTGTTATTAATTTTTATTGCTACATTGTCCCGTTTTCAGTTAAATTATGGAATAAGATGATGCATGCTTTAAATGGAAATGTTGAATCTGAGAAGACTATTAACGCAGAATTTGAAGTAGACCTGGATGATTTTCCCGCTTCATTTTCACCTGTAGATAATAGGTCACCTCTTCCATCTCCACCTCAGTCTACAAAGTCTATTTGTAGCCCAAGACGCCCGAAATTGCCTAGCAATGTTTTTATGGATCCGGATGATCCTGATACCGGAGATTTTTATGACATTGAAAAACCAATCGAGTCTGGGAGGAAATTGAGTAACAGATCTACTTATAATGACAGACCTGCCCCTCGTAGAGGAAATAAAAATCCACGTAATGAACGTAAGCCAGCTCCTGCTCAACCCAACCGTGCGGAAAAAAGAGTCCAACGAGCTAAGAACTGGAAAAACAACAATCAAGACACAAAAAGTAAAGATGGGCAAAATCATAACCCAAAGAAATTTCAACCGCGTCGTGGATCATCACGTCCTGTTGATATAAAAACTTTACAAGCGCAAGAAGCTGCTGTAGTTCAAACTCCTGTAATTACAGCAAGTAATGTTGTTGAATCATCTTTTAACCTTCCTATTGCACCGGAACCTGAAAAAGTTCCAGTGATACCAGTGATCCCACCTGAAGTAGAGGTCAAGAAGGATATAAAGAAAACGGTTGAGAAACCAAAGTCTACACCAAAATATCAAATGCAATCTAAGTACAGTTATTCATATACTAAAGATGGCATGGTGACACGATTTACTTCCTGGATTCCAAGTCTTTTGAATTCAGTGATGGAAATAGGGAAAACGTGTTCATTTAAGGATGATATATTGGGATGGTTTAATTGTGGACTAAATAGCCTAATCTGCGCAAAGCGTAGAGATATCCATGAATGGATTGGCAAGTTGATGGCAAAATTTATCAGCCAGAAAACCTTTATTTGGAAGTTTAATGACAAATTAGGGTTTTTATTGGGATTGATAGGAACGGCACATGAAGTATTTACCATGTTGTACTTTGCAAGATTAATGTTTCACATGTTTTGTAGGTTTATTGTACCTTATATTAAAATCACAAAATTCAAGACACATACATCAACTATCGTTAATGATAATGAACTGGTCCCCATTGATCCAAAAATTGATAATAGATTAGAAACTTCTAAATCTTTCGTAGCCACACTTGACGAAGAGTACATTAAATTTGTTGAGCGTGTAGATGATTGTGTTCGTGTTTCTATAGATTGTCCTTTTGGCAATGTGGTAGACGTTATTATTGCTGGCGATACACACCAATCTAGTATCTTGACTGCATCTAAGGAGATGGTAATGAACATTTGCCAACCTAAGAGTTTGTCAATGGGTAACTCTGTAGATGGGGTAACAGAACGGGTTTTGACAAGTTCTTCAAATTGTCAATATATCTATTCAGACAAATCACGTATTTTCATAGATGATATAAGTAACAATTCGACTAGGTTAGCTACAACAATAGCCTTATCACATCGTTGCAATACCATGGATACTGATTTTTTAAATGAGGTTTTTCGCGAAGGGGATGCTTTGCAATTAGTAAGTATCCCCCAGAGCTGTCAATACTGTCATTTAAACCTAAAGCAAGTAAACAATTATCTGATCGATGGTTGTTGTACGGCTATAGGGCTACTGAAGTTGATATTAAACCTGGTGATGTCCCCGATGAGTCTTTGTATTCTTATACTAGGGCTCATGCTCTTTATGACGAAACAGTCCGTCCGCCTATGGCAGCGACTGTACTCCCTCATATAAAAGCACTACCGCCAAGACCTGATGTAACACATCCTACATCAGCTCTATATGGTGTCGCGAAGCGGATGGCTTATGCCCCTAAGAAGGCGAACCCTAAAATGTTAAAGAAATTTAGGAAGTTCGTAAGACGTTGGGTGAGAGATAATCTCACACCTCTAGAAAATACCGAAGAATTTGACTTTGAAGAGTGGCTAGAGAGTACAAATTATACCAACGCCCGCAAGGATGAACTAAGACGTGTTCATGCTAAAATCATTGCTGAAGATTTAGCTGACCCAGTCACCGGTTTGAATATAAATGCTACTATTAAATATTTTGTTAAAGAAGAGTGGTATCCAGAATATAAACATTTTAGAGGGATCGTAGTGATGCCTTTAAAGTCATATGTGGACCATTCTTTAAGAAAATAGAGAAAGCATTATTCTCACATCCGTATTTTATCAAGAAAATACCAAAAGATCAGAGGGCTGATTACATAATGAATTTTATGTTTCAACCCGGGTTTAAATATAAGACTACTGATTTCACATCGTATGAAAGTCATTTTATGACTGAATTGATGTATAACTGTGAATTTGAGTTATATCAATTTATGTCATCAAATAATGAACGTGCGATTCGATTACTACAAATAATTTTTGATGTTATTGCTAATTGTAATTACGCAACGAATAAGTATTTCAATATTGCTGTTGACGCTAAGAGAATGTCCGGTGAGATGAATACTAGTTTAGGTAATGGCTTTAGTAACCTCATGTTCCTATTATTTGCTGTAGATTATTATAAACTCCCTTTTACTGGACCTGTCGTAGAAGGTGATGATGGACTTTTGGGATTAATTGACGATATACCTGAAGAATATTTCGAACTCATGGGATTGAATGTGAAGATGGATACTACAGAAATGTCACATGCGTCTTTTTGCGGAATGGTTTTTGACACTATTGAACGTATAAATGTCACTGACCCAAGAAAACCACTATGCACCATGATGTGGGTTCCACGCAAATATGCTGGATCCGGTGCTACAAAAATTAAAGGACTCATAAAATGTAAAGCAATGTCTATGATTTATGAGTATCCTGGATGTCCTATAATAAGTGTTCTTGCACATAAAGTGTTTAATTTATTGGACGGTGTATCGATGGTACCCCTTGCAGACACAAATTATGATAGAAGACGAATTGATCTCATGTGGACGCATCACTTAACTAATCCATTACCAGTAAAACCAATTGGCACGCGAACTCGCCAATTAATTGAGGACTTATATGGAATAAGTGTAACACGTCAATTGATGATTGAGAACGATATCAATAATATGACTTTGGAAAATTGGAATACTAATAATGTTCAAATTATTATGCCTGAATTATGGGTGTCCAATTATCAGATGTATTGTGTGAAACAACCTATTGATAACAGTAAGCTTAATAATTTTAATATCAACACAAAGAATAAATTCTTACCACTATTACATGAATTACGTGATATTGGTTCTGTCCGGTATAACATTGGGAAACTTATGGATTTTTCTGTATTTTCGAATCATCCTAAGTATTTTGATGTCCCAATACATGAGACGATGGTGTTATATAAAAAATATAAAGATGACTGGTATAAGATGAATACAATACTGCATGAAGTGGCGAAGCCGATATGCTTCAGGCCACCAATAAACTAAATGTCAACAAAATTTAGGACCTATAGCGAGTACGTTGCTTATAACGATCGCTTCCGCCTGTTTAAGGCGAAGACCCCCGCACAGAAACGTAGCGATTGGCAGGCTTATCTGCTACGTCAAAAGCGTAAGGCAATTAATGTCCGGGCGGTTGAGAATGCTGCAAATCGTTCTCTCATTCCCACTCCCCCACCTCCACCCAGGCAACGAAATCGGGTTGTTAGACAGGTAGGGTTGAAAATCCAAAATAGTCCGAGTCCAATTTCCGAATGTACTCTACTATACGCACAGGCCTCAATAGACCCTTTTACAAAATTGAGTAAAAATCCATGTATTCCGGATAATCTGTGTGCTCCTTCATTCAAATTTCAATCTAAGATTGAATGTGATATGGTTGTAGGAACCGGCAAATTAGGATTTGTCGCTTTCTCCCCATGGGCCATGGCTTTCAATGACCCTGGGTTGAACCCACCTTATGTCGATGCAGCTCTTGCTGTGACAACTGCTACATATACCTCTACAGACATCATAATTAATGCTACTGAGTCTACTTTTGGACGAATTGCTATTTTCAATTCCAATTCTCCATTCAGTACTGCTAATTATGGTGGACGACCAATGAGGCTTGTTGCTGCTGGCATCGAAATAATGTACACCGGTGAATTGCTAAATCAATCCGGTGCTATCACAGTCCTACAGAATGATGGATTGGACGGTTACTCTGATAATACTCCTGTTTCTTTTATCAGATCAAACCCAAGGGCAATGACATGCGCAAACTCTAAAGATAACAGATGTTACATCAGCTATTATCCAACCGACCAAAAGTATTTATCCTATACCCCACAAACTGACTATTTTGCATCAACAATAGCTGGTCCCGTAAACAATCATCATCCTCTATTGATTGTTGTTTCCGGTGGTACTGAGGGGATAACGTTTATGGTGAAGGCAATTGCATATTTCGAGGCACAAATACCTAATTTCTCTGCAACACCTTCAGAATCTGACCCTATAGGATATCCTGCATTTTCAGCAGCCAGAACCCAAATGCTCCCATCTCCTTCCCCCCAGAATGATCTCAAAGATACCCTTGTAAATACGCTGAAAAACATGGGCAAATCTATTTCTGGACTTGGCGGAACAGTTGGTGGAGCTATTGGTACCGTATTGGGCAATCCTGCCGCCGGATCTGTTATTGGATCTGCTGCTGGCAATTTGCTCTCGTCTATCTTAGGCGATTAATACGGTGTGTGTCAGACACGCGACCACCCGCTACCAGAGGATAGTTAAACCTCTGATGATCCGGTAACAGGGATTGTACTGAAG